CATGGTCGAGCTCAACGACGCCGATCGGCGCAACATCGCTGCGATGGCGGTGACCGCGACGAAGTGCGCGGTCTTCGCGACCGGCGATGGCCGGACCGTCGACCAGATGCGCGCCTGGATGGACTAGGCGCGCCAGCAATCTGCAGCGGCGGGGAAAGTGGACCCGCAGAAGTGGCCTCCCGCGGCGCGTGGGGGAGGTGGCCGCCCGACACAGTCCTCAACATCACGGTGAGCGGTTCGCCCGTTGCCGGCAGGAGTGTCCGGACCAACGGCTCGGAAGGAACGGCGCCAGCGGGAGTTACGCCCCGCCTGCAGACACCATGTCGCCGATCGGCGACCAGAGACCCGCAGCGGCGGCGATATCGGGCCAGTGATGCAGCGCGGTAAACGCGTGCTGTCCGGCAGCGTTCGCGAAACCGCCTCAGCCGCCTGACGCCCGGCCTGCGGACCATCAAATAACCCGGCCTGTAACCGCACAATAAGCGGCCTGCTTTCAGGGTGAAACGTCAAATAACCCGCTCAGCGGCGCACATAATTGCAGTTATGTGCGGGTCTACGGCGCGAGGAGGCGGGATGAATACTGTTCCCGCTCAAGCGCTTAGTCAGGACGAAATGCTCGTTCGCATGTGGCTGCACGGCCGCCAGCCGAACACGGCGCTGGCCTACGCCGCCGATGTGCAGCGTTTCGCTGCGTTTTGCGGCAAGCCGATCGCCCACTGGGCGCTCGGCGACCTGCAGGATTGGGACGCCGCCGGCGTCGACCTGTCGCGCGCCACGCGGGCGCGCCGGGCGGCCTCGGTGAAGTCGCTCCTGAGCTTCGCTTTGAAGATGGGCTACATCGCGCTCAACCCGGGCGTGGCGCTCAAAGTCGAGAAGGCCAGCTCAACGTCGGCCGAGCGGATCCTGACCCGCGCCGAGGTGGCCCGCATGATCGGGGCCGAGGTCGACGCCCGCCTGCGCGCGCTGCTCCGGCTCCTGTACGTTTGCGGGCTGCGCGCGTCCGAAGCGTGCGGGCTGCGCTGGCGCGACATGGCCGGCGCCGAACGCAAGGGCGGCGAGGCGCGGATCCTCGGGAAGGGCGGCAAGCTTCGGAGCGTGGTGGTGCCCGCCGACCTGTGGCGCGAGCTGGCGGCCCTGACGTCGGTGCCGCGCCCCGAGTCGCCGGTCGTGCCCGCCCGCAACGGCGAGCTGCTCGACCGCGCCGCCGTCCATCGCGCCGTGAAGCGCGCGGCGCGGCGCGCCGGCGTGAACGGTGCGGCCTCGCCGCACTGGCTGCGTCACTCCCACGCCAGCCACGCTCTGGACAACGGCTGTCCGCCGCACGTCCTGCAGGCCAGCATGGGCCACGCCTCGCTGGGCACGACGACCAGGTACCTGCACATGAAGGCCGGCGAAGGCTCGGCGTCGTTCATCAAGGCCGGCCAATGAGCGACCAGGACGAGAAGCGGGAGCTACTGCGCTGGGCGCTGTGGTTCACCGCGGTGCGCATCTGCCGGCGCTGTTTCAGCCGGGTCTTCCCCCGCGTCGCTGCGAGCAACGAGCCATGAGTGTCCAGGACGAGGCCCTCGAGGCCGACCAACTGGCCAACGAGGTCAACAAGCTGGCGATGCTGTTCGGCAAGCCCGAGCGGTTTCACGAGATCAAAAACGACGTCGCCGTCCGGCTGCGCCATATGGCGCGCCGGCTGCGCGGTGACGGGCCCCGCAAGGACCTGACCACCTGGAAGGCCCCCGATGTCCGACGTTGAACTGAAGCTGGCCGCCGGCCAAGAGATCGGCCCGGGCGGCCAAGTCTACATGCGCGACCATCGCGGCGCGCTGCTGCGGATCGAGGCGATCAAAGACAAGGATCTACTTCGCGACCAGCTGGTGCGTGACCTTCATGCCAAGGTCGAGGATTTGTCCAAATCCATTGCCGACTTCGTCGCCTATGGCTTCGATACGGTCCAGGCCTTCAACGACCTGCTGGCCGAGCGCTTTGCCGCGCCGCTCGGCGGGCCGAAGGGAAATCTGACCCTGACCACCATCGATGGCCTGCAGCGTGTCCTGGTGCAGGTCCAGGACCGGGTGATCTACGGACCCGAGCTGCAGCAGGCCAAGGCCCTGATCGACGAGTACCTGACTGAAAAGGTCGCCGACAGCGACCCCGTGCTGCAGGGCATCGTCATGGACGCCTTCAGCGTCGATCGGGCCGGCCAGATCAATCGCGGCAACCTGCTACGCCTGCGCAAGTACAAGGTCGAGGATCCTCGTTGGCTCCGCGCGATGGACGCGATCGTCGAGGCCGAGCAGCCTGACGGCACCAAGAGCTATATCCGCTTCCACAAGCGAGCCGATCCTCAGGCCAAGTGGGAAGCCGTGTCACTCGACGCGGCGACCGCCTAGGCGTTTAGCTTGCCGACAACAAAGTCCACGGAACCTTGCACCACGACCCAGTACTCAGGCGCGAATTTTACGATCGACGCTTCTTGCCCGCCTTCCGACGCTGCTTCTTTTACCTCCGCGACGAGATCGGCGTTCACATAGAACGCCTGCCCGTCGTGGGGGCGGATTAGCTGCACAAGTTTGACCATCACATTCCTCCGTTGCAAAACAGCGGGGGTCAGGGCGCTCCAACGCCCTGAACCGCGGGAGTGGAGCCCGCACGTCCGGGGCGCTAGCAGCCCCGTCAGTTCCCGCCACCGGTCCGACCGGCGGGAACTCTTCCACGTTGAGTCGATACATGGAGTCCATCCGTTGCGTGTCGTGCGACGCGCTTCTTTTCCGTGCCGATCGCCAGGCGCTGGCCGGCAAGATCGAAATCAGGTGCCGCCGATGCGGCGCCGACAACCATCCGAGGCCTCTGAGCCCCAACGCCGCATCGTCGGCAGAAGGGAAGGGGCCTGATGCCTCACCACGAAATCTCCGGCCTTCAGGCCGTTCAACAGGCCAGGCCGGCCGCGCCCTACATCGGCGGCAAGCGCAACCTGGCGCGTCGCCTGATCACGATGATCGGCGCCGTGCCGCACAAGACCTACGCTGAACCCTTCGTCGGGATGGGCGGCGTCTTCTTGCGCCGGCCAGTCAGGCCCCAGGCCGAGGTGGTCAACGACTGGAGCCGTGACGTCTCCAACTTCTACCGGGTGCTGCAGGTCCACTTCGTGGCCTTCCTGGACATGCTTCGGTTTCAGATAACCGCCCGGGCCGAGTTCGAGCGTCTGATCGCCGTCGACCCCGACACGCTGACCGACCTGCAGAGGGCGGCCCGCTTCCTCTACCTGCAGCGCACGGCCTTCGGCGGGAAGGTCGATGGTCGCAACTTCGGGGTCAGCCGTCATAGGCCTGGCCGCATCGACGTCACCCGCCTGCAGGGCGAGCTCGAGCAGCTGCACGAGCGCATGTCGGGGGTGACGATCGAGCGCCTGCAGTGGCGGTCCTTCATTGAGCGGTACGACACGCCCGAGACCCTCTTCTACCTCGACCCGCCGTACTACGGCTGCGAGGACGACTATGGCCCTGGGATGTTCGCCCGGGCTGAGTTCGTCGAAATGGCCGAGGTGCTGACCCACCTGCAGGGGCGCTTCATCCTGTCGCTCAACGATCGGCCCGAGGTGCGCGAGATCTTCTCGGCCTTTGACCACGTCGACCTCGACGTCACCTACTCGGTCGGGGGAACACCCACCAAGGCCGGTGAGCTGATTATCACCGGAGGCCTTGCCCATGCCGAGCAAGCCTCCGAACGCACGCCGTAAGCAGCAGCTGAAGGTCAGCACGGCGATCGCCAGGCTGACCGACCAACGGCGAGGATCCGCATCGTCCCGAGGCTACGACGCCCGCTGGGCCCGCGAGTCGAAGAGACACCTCAGGTCCTCGCCGCTTTGCCGATACTGCGCCACGTCGAGGTCGCCCAGGATCACGGTGGCCACCCTCGTCGACCACTTCTATCCGCACCGAGGCGACATGGCGCTGTTCTGGGATCCCACCTGGTGGGTGAGCAGCTGTGCCCCCTGCCACAACAGCTTCAAGCAACGCGTCGAGCACGCCGGCCTCGACGCGCTCGACCGCCTTGCCGTCAGGCTCGGCCTGCCTGTTAGACCAAGGGACTGATCATGCCCGCCACTACCGACACCGCCACCATCGACTACCCGGCCGCCGCGACGCTGCGCAGCGTCGCGCTTAGGGTGCGGTTCACCGGCATGAAGGTCTTTCGGGCCCGGTTGTGGCTGGCCTGTGCGACCATGCACATGGCCGTCTTCATTGCGGGCTGCGCGGTCGAGGTCGAGCTCGAAATGGCCCTGGCCGCCTCGCCATCGAGCACCAGCTGAGACTGCCGCAGGCCTCATTTGACGCCGTACCCCCCCCGGGGTCGAAAACATCCAATCTCATCAGAGAAGACCGGCTGCTCAGTCTTTTTTGTGTGCGTGCGAATTAAAAATCGCGGGGTCTGAGAAAATGCCAGCACCCGGAAAAAAGCGGATCCCCGTAGGGGTGAAGGATGCGCGCGGCACGCGCCAGCCCTGTCGCGATGGCGTTGACACGCGGGAAGCCCGAGCGCCGGCGGCGTCGATCGAGCCGGCCATGTCGCTGACCCCGCCGGAGCTGCCGCTCGAGATCGCGGACGTTTGGGCGGAATATGTCGGCGCTGCCGTCGCGAACGGCGCCCGCCAGTGCGACGCCGAGTCCTTCGCCGAGTGGTGCAGCATGTCCGCGCTGCTGCGGAAGGCCCGAAACGCTACCGAGAAGGACGGCGAGGGCAACGTTGTCTCGTCGCCGACGCCGGCGCCGGCGTCCTACGTCGCCCAGTTTCGCATGCTCGGCGAGCTGTTCGGCCTGGCCGGGCCCGGCAGCCGCGTCACCAGCAAGGGCGTGGAGGCGGCGAAGAGCAATCCTTTCGCGCGGAATGGCCGCCGCAACTGACACCGGCCACGCCCGTGACTATGTGGCGGTCGCCGAGACGTGGGCCCGCGACGTCGTCGCCAAGCGGATCGTGGCCTGCGAGCTCACCAGGCTTACCTGCAAGCGCCACCTCGAGGACCTGAAGCGGGCCAAGAAGGACAAGGCCTGGGGCTACTACTTCGACCCGTGGCACGGCAACGACGTCTGCGACTTCATCGAGAAGTTGCCGCACGTCAAAGGCCGGTGGGATCCCAAGACCATCGTCCTGGCCCCGCCCCAGGTGTTCATCCTGGTCTGCCTGTTCGGCTGGCGGCGGACCGAGGACGGCCTGCGCCGGTTCACCTCGGCCTATATCGAGATGGCGCGGAAGGGCGCCAAGTCGACCCTGGCCGCGGGGATCGGGCTCTACTGTCTGACCTGCGAACAGGAGGAAGGCCCAGAGATCTACGTCGGCGCGACGACCGGGGCCCAGGCGCTCAAGGTCTTCGAACCCATGCAGGGCATGGCGCGCAAGACGCCGGATCTGCGCGAGGCGTTCGGCCTGATGGTCTGGGCCAAGTCGATCACCTGCGCCGACAACAACGGCTTCATCCAGACGGTCAACGCCAAGGGTTCGACCAACGATGGCCACAACCCGCACTGCGCCATCCTGGACGAGTTGCACGCCCACAAGACCCGGGGGCTCTACGACGTGATGCAGTCGGCCGACGGCGCGCGGGAGAACCCGCTGCTGCTGGCCATCACGACGGCGGGCTTCAACATGGCGGGCGTCTGCTACGAGCAGCGCCTGTACATCGAGAAGATCCTGCGCCGGATCCTGGTGGCCGACCACTACTTCGGCATCATCTTCACCCTGGACGAGGGCGACGACCCCTACGACGAGAAGGTCTGGCCCAAGGCCAACCCGCTGATGCCGGCCACGCCCAAGCTGACGAAGATGCGCGGCTACGCGGCCGACGCCAAATCGTCGCCGGCGTCGGAAGGCAACTTCAAGACCAAGAACCTCAACCTGTGGCTCGGCGCGGCCAGCGCCTGGCTGAACATGGCGCAGTGGAACCGGTGCGCCACCGGGGTGACGTGGGACGATTTCGACGGCCTGGACGTGTTTCTGGGCGGCGACCTGGCCGACAAGGACGACATCACCGCCCTGGTGCTGGCCGCATATCGGCCGTCGCCGCTGAAAGAGGGCGTTGAGCAGCTGATCTTCAAGCCGCTGTTCTACTTGCCGTCGGCGGTGTTGCAGGACGACGAGCAGGCCGAGGGCAGGGGGGCCGCCCCCTATCGGGCCTGGGCCAAGGACAAGGTGATCACCCTCACCGAGGGCGACTGGGTCGATCACAACGTGATCGAGCTCCAGATCCGGGCCTGGCACAACCGCTACCCTCAGATGAAGCGCGGGACTTTCGACCAGTTCGCGGCGGCCCAGGGCATGGCCAGCAAGCTCAACCTCGACCTGGAATGTGATCCGGACGACCCGCTCTTTCGGATCCTGCACAAGAACGCCGCCAACGTCACCGACCCGGCCAAGGATCTCGAGGCCCGGGTCAAGGCCGGGCCCGCCTACCTGGCCCACGATGGCAACGCCTGCATGACCTGGATGGCGAGCAACACCGTCGTCTCGCGCCGGCGCGACAACACCCTGCTGCCGATCAAAGAGTCGCCGATGTCGAAGATGAAGATCGACGGCGTCGACGCCCTGGTCAACGCGATCCACCCGGCCGTGACCGAGATCGCCGACGACACCACGAGTTTCTGGGACAGGTCATAATGAACCAAGCCAAACGGCTGCTGAAGACGGCCGCCGGCGTCGTCGCCTCGTGGGTGACGGTCGCCATGACCGAGCTGCTGATGCTCGCCGGCGGCGTCATGGTGACACGCGGCGCGTGGATGCTGGCCGAAGCGGCCGGCTGGATCGTCGGCGGGGCGCTGGCGCTGGTCACCGGCATCCTGGTCGCGCGGGCCAGAGCCTGATGCGGGAGCGTCCCCGGGGCTGGCTCAGCGCTGCCGTTTCCGGCGCCGACTACAAGAATACCTCGATCCTGGACTACCTGCCCAGCATCCTCAGCTGGGGCACGGTGAAGTCCGGACAGGACGTCAATTACAATACCGCGCTGAAGGTGACGACCGTCCTGGCCTGTTGCCAGGTCCTGGCCAATGGCCTGGCCCAAGTCCCCTGGCGGGTGATGAAGGCGCGGGCCACCGGTCGCGGCGCGGACCCTGATCCCAAGCACCCGCTCTACAGGGTGCTGAACCGCAAGCCGAACGGTTGGCAGACGTCGTTCGAATACCGCGAGACCATCGCGCTGCACCTGGCGCTGGCGCGCAACCACTTCTCGTTCATCAGCCGTGGGGCCAAGAATCAGATCCTGGAGCTGATCCCGCTGGTGCCCGGCAGCGTCGAGACGATCCGCAACACGCGAGACCTGACCTTGTCTTATCGGGTCACTGGCGAAGACGGCTCCCAGCAGGTCCTGCCAGCCGACGTGATCTGGCATATCCGGGGACTGTCGTGGAACGGTTGGACAGGCATGGAGACCGTCAAGCTGGCGGCCGAGGCCATCGGCCTTTCCATGGCCTTGGAGGAATCCCACGCCAAGCTGCACGCCAACGGCGTGCAGACGAGCGGGACCTATTCGGTCGAGGGGAAACTCACCGAGCCACAGCACAAGAACCTCACCGAGTGGATCAAGAAGCACGCGGCCTCGACCGAGCGGTTCAACCCGCTGGTGATCGACAGCGGCGCGAAGTGGTTGCAGCAGCAGATGAGCGGCGTCGACGCCGAGCACCTGGCCACGCGCAACCACCAGGTCGTCGAGATCTGCAGGGCGTTCAACGTCCAGCCGATGATGATCTTCGCGGTCGACAAGCCGACCTACGCCAGCGCCGAGCAGCTATTCATCGCCCATGTGGTCCACACCATGGCGCCGCTGTGGGAGCGGATTGAGCAGTCGGCCGACGTCCACCTGCTCGGGGTCGAGGACGACACCGGCTACTACACCCACTTCGACGAGAAGAGCTTGCTACGTGGGTCGCTGAAGGACCGTGGCGACTTCCTCGCGAAGCTGACCGGCAGCGGCGGCGGCCGCCAGTTGATGACCGACGACGAGGCCCGCGACGACCTGGATCTGCCGCCCATGGGTGGCGACAGCGCCAAACTTCACCCGCCGAGCGGCGCCGCCAAACCCATCGTCAAACCCAACCCTGACGTCACCGAGGATCCGGCATGACCGAGATGAAGCGCCTCGACTTCGAGTGCGAATTTAAGTTCGACGAGGAGTCGGGGGCGATCGAGGGCTACGGCTCGATGTTCAACTTGGTCGACCGCGGTGGCGACGTCGTCGCGCCAGGCGCATTCAAGGCCTCGTTGGCCAACTGGAAAAAGCAGAAGTCCGCGCCCGTCATGCTCTGGCAACATGACAGCTACTCGCCGATCGGCGTGTGGACCGAGCTCGAGGAAGACGACAAGGGCCTGAAGGTCAAAGGTCAGCTGGTGCTCGAGGTGCCGCTGGCCGTGGCCGCGCGAGCCTTGATCAAGGCCAAGGCGGTCAGGGGTCTGTCTATCGGCTACCGCACGCTCGACTACGACATCGACCGCACGACCGGCATTCGCACCCTGAAGAAGGTCGAGCTCTGGGAAATCTCCCCGGTCACCTTCCCGATGCTGACCCAGGCGCAGATCACCAACGTCAAAGGCGAATTCGACGCCCGGGCCTTTGAGCGCGCGCTGCGCGTCGAGGGCCTCTCCGAACGTGAGGCGAAGCTGGCTTGCAGCGTCGCCCGCAAACTGGACCTCCGTGACGGCGGTCAAGACGAGCGCGCGGCCCGTGACGGGTCGGCCGAGCTGCTCATGTCGCTTCGCAAGGCCGCAGCCGCCCTCGAAGCCTGATCCCCAGGAGCACTACCCGTGAAGCATTTTTCCCGTGCCCAGCTGATGGCTGGCGCCGCGTCGATCCCCGATGGCCTTGAGGTCAAGGATGGCGGCAATCTCGACACGGCCACGAAGGAAGCGGTCGACCTGCTCGGCAAGACCTTCGCCGAGTTCCGCACCAAGAACGACGCGCGCCTCGAGCAGCTGTCCAAGAAGGGCGAGGACGCCGTCACCAAGGATGAGCTGGAAAAGATCAACAAGGGCCTGGACGCCCTGAAGGACGAGATCAACAAGCAGCTCGAGGAAACCCTGAAGAAGACCAACCGCCTGTCGCTGACCGGCGGCGGCGACGCCGACGGGGCCCGCGAAGCCAAGGCAGCCCGCGCGTTCGGCGAGCTGGTCGGCAAGGCCGACTACTCGATCGAGGATTTGCGCGAGTACAAGAAGGACCTGGCCCGCTTCATCCGTCGCAACGAAGCCAAGGCCTCGGTGCTGTCGGTCGGCGTGGATCCGGCCGGCGGCTACATGGTCACGCCCGACACCTCGGGCCGCATGGTCAAGAAGATCTACGATTCCACCCCGATGCGCCAGCTGGCCAACATCGTGTCGATCGGCACCGACAAGCTGGAAGGCCCGATCGACAACGGCGAGATGGACGCCCAATGGGTGGGCGAGCAGACCGTCCGCGCCGGCACCGACTCGCCGGAGTTCGGCATGTGGTCGATCGACGTCCACGAACTCTACGCCTATCCGACCGTGACCCAGCGGCTGCTCGAGGACGCCAAGATCGACGTCGAGGGTTGGCTGGGCGACAAGGCGTCGTCGAAGTTCGCCCGCAAGGAGAACACCGCCTTCATCAGCGGCAATGGCGTCCTCAAGCCCAAGGGCCTGATGACCTACGACTTCGTCGCCACCGACGACGCGACCCGAGCCTGGGGTAAGTTCCAGTTCATGCTGTCGGGCCACGCCACCCTGATCAACAGCGCCGACGCCCTGATCAACCTGATCTTCGAACTGAACCCGGCCTATCGCCAGGCGGCCCGCTTCCTGCTGGCCCGCCGCACCCAACGCGACATCCGCAAGCTGAAGGACGGCCAGAACAACTATCTGTCGGGCCTGCAGCTGGCCGACGGCGTGCTGACCGAGCAGCTGCTCGGCTTCGGCACGACCGAGGGCGAGGACATGCCGGCGATCGGGGCCGGCGCCTACCCGGTGGCGTTTGGCGACTTCGCCGAGACCTACACGATCGTCGATCGTCTGGGCATCTCGGTGATCCGCGACAACATCACCCGCCCGGGCTTCGTGAAGTTCCTGATGCGCAAGCGCGTCGGCGGCGGCGCCACGAACTTCGAGAGTTGCAAGATGCTGAAGGTGGCCGCCGCCTAGCGGCCGCCAGCCGGCAAAGCGCCAGGCGGGCGGCTTCGGTCGCCCGCCACCCTCTTTCCCCCGTCCTTGGCCGCCCTGGGGCCGGCCGTTCCCCTGGAGATATCGCCATGCGCGACAAGCTGAACCACTATCATCCGGTCTGCGCGTTTGCGCCGGGCGCCGCCGTTACCGACAACACCCCTGCCGTCACTGCATGGATCGATCGCCGCGGCTTCGCGGCCCTCACGTTCATCTTGCTGACGGGCGTGCTGAGCGACGCCGACGCCACCTTCGCGGTGACGATGCATCATGCCGACGCCGACGACTATTCGGATGTGGCCGCCGTGGCCTCCACCGACCTGGTCGGGACGCTGGCTTTGGCTGGCTTCACGTTCGCCGACGACAGCGAGACCCGCAAGGTGGGCTATGTCGGCGACAAGCGATACGTCCGCCTGACGGTCACCCCGACCGGCAACGCCGGCAACCTGTTCCTCGCCATCCTCGCCATGCTCGACCTGGCCGAGCTGCAGCCGACCGCCAACCCGCCGGTCTAATCGGACCAGGGCGGCTTCGGCCGCCCTGGATCCCGGCCATCCAGGAGGAAGCGCCGTGCTGTTCAAGATCCTCGACACGTTCAAGTACTCGCCTGACGGCGTCGCCGTCATCGAGCTCACGACTGAATCGCCCGATCGTTCCATCCGCGCGGACATCCGCCAGGGCCTGATCGACGCCGGCCTGATCGAAGAGGTCAAGGGCGGCGCGGCCGCGCCGGCGCGGACGGTCGAGCAGCTGCTGGCCGTCGTCATCCCTGACGACTGGGCGACGCTCAAGGCGCCCGACCTGAAGAAGCTGGCCGAGCAGTTGGGCGCCAAGCCCAAGGACAAGGCCGCTTCCGAACAGGCCATCACGGACGAGCTGGCCCGCCGGGCCCAGGCGGCCGCCTGATGAAGGTCGTCGTCGTCACGCCGCCCCCGGCGATCGTCACCCTGGCCGAGGCCAAGGCGCACTGCCGCGTTGACTTCGCTGACGACGACGCCCTGATCACCGCCTACGTGGCGGCCGCCACGGGCATGCTGGACGGGCCCGACGGCTGGCTGCAGCGCGCCCTGGGCGCTCAGGTCCTGAAGACCACGCTGCGCGGCTTCCCGGCCGAGGCGTTCGTCCTGCCCATGGCGCCGGTCAGCGCCATCAACGACCTGACCTATGTCGGCGCCGACGGCGTGGCGACCGAGGTCGATCCCGAGATCTATGATCTGAGCGCGGACGGCGAGCTCGAGCTGGCCTACGGCGCGGCCTGGCCGACGGCGCGGGATCCGCGCGCGCCGGTCGAGATCCTCTACACCGCCGGCTACCAGGTCGTGCCGGAGACCATCCGCACGGCCATCCTGATCATGACCGCCGACCTCTACGCCAACCGCGAGAGCGGCGGCAGCGGGTCGATCGCGTTCTCGTACCAGATGCCGACCAGCGTCGAAGGCCTGGTCGAGCGCTATCGGTTCTGGCGCGTCTAGCGCGGCTGGGCGGAGTCGACGATGTCAAACCGCCTGACGGGGAAGATGCGCGAGCGGGTGCTCTTTCAGAAGCGAGGCCTGGACGACAACAACGACCCGCTGGGTGATTGGGTGACGGTGGCCAGTCAAGCGCCCGACGGCGCGTGGTCGGTTGAGATCATCCGCCTGCGCGGCGGAGAGGCTGTCCAGGCGCAGCGCCTGCAGGGGCTGCAACCCGTCATCATCGGCGCGCGCCCGTGCCTCGTCACGCGCCAGCTCGATAGCGCCTGGCGCGCCGTCGATGCGCGCAGCGGCCAGATCTTCGAGATCACCAACGCCAACCTGGACGAGACCCGCACCTGGGTCGAGGTCCTGGCGACGGCCAAGGCCGGCGACCTCGTCGGCCGCTGACCGCACGCCCCGCACCGTCCTTCACACCACCCTCAGCGAGAGCTTTTCCATGCGCCACTTCAGAACCTTCGCGGCAGCCATCTTCATGGTCTGCGCCGCCATCGCGCCGTTGTCGTCGGCCTTCGCCGGTTCGGTGCGAGCCGACGTCACCGGCCGGGTCTCCGGCCAATACACCTCGGCCAGCGGCCTGGGCTCGGCGTCCTTCTCGTTAGACCAACAGGCGCTGGCGCAGTTCTCGCCCGGCACCGGCCCGGGCAAGGCCGATCTGGCCTTCGCCGATCGCCGCGCCCTGGCCGCCTCGGCCACCGAGAACCTGGATCTGGCCGGGGCCCTGGCCGATCCGCTGGGCGCGGTCCTGACCTTCGGTCACATCAAGGCCATCTACATGACCGCCACGGCCGCCAACACCAACAGTGTCGTCGTCGGCGGCGCGGCGTCCAACGGCTTTGCCGGCCCCTTCGGCGGCACGACCCCGACGCTGTCGATCCCGCCGGGTGGTTTCCTGTTGCTCACCCATCCCGGTGCGGGCTGGCCCGTGACGCCCGCGACCGGCGACCTGCTCAAGGTGCTGAACTCCGGCGCCGGCACCAGCGTCCAGTACGACATCATCGTCATCGGCACGTCGAACTAGGCGACCTGGTCCCGGGAGGTCTGGCGATGCCGTGGGTCGAGTTCACCGAAAACTTCAACTGGACGCACGCCCGTGAACGCCGTGTCACGACCGCCTACAAGGCAGGACATCGCGTCCTGATCACCACGGCCTGCGCCAAGGCGGCCGAGGGGAGGTTCGTTCGGATCCGCGCACCTCGCCGGGGTGAGAAGCCGACGGGCGAGCCGGTGGGCCGCCCCGTGAATCCGGGGGGCGGCGATGGATAGCCCGGCCGCCCCCTTCAAACTCGCCGAGGAAGCCGCCCTGCGCGGCTCCGTGGCCCTGCAGACCGCCATGGGGCTGTCGCTGCCCCGCATCTACTACGAGGTGCCGGAGAACGCGCCGTTGCCCTACGTCGCCCTGGGCGACCATGAGGTCGACGACGATTCCGACGGATGTGGCGAAGCCCACACGATCGTCACCACCGTGAAATGGTGGACCAAGATCATCGGCGAAGTGAAGGGATCCGATGCCGCCCGCCAGATGGGTGCGGCGATCATCCTGGCTCTTCTCCGCCAGCTGGCCATCGAGGGGCACGTGACTGTGCTCTGGGAGATGGAAGTCCCCGAACGCTACGGCACGGATCCGGACCAGTCGACCTGGGGACGCGTCACCTTCCGCTACGAGACGACCGCCCTGGTCTGACCAAGTTGCCTATCCGGGCCTTGCCCGATCCTGGCCCAGGCAGGGCGCCCCAATCATCATAGAGGAGGCCAGCATGGCCCTTAAGCATGCGCGGGGCGTCAAGCTCCTGCTGAAGATCGGCAATGGCGCGGATCCGGAACAATTCTTCGCCAAGTGTTCCATCAACGCGGCGCGCGGCATCACCTTCACCGCCGCGACCAACGAGTTCGAGATCCCCAACTGCGACGATCCCGATCAGATCGCCTGGGTGGCACGGGAGAAGAAGTCGATCTCTGTCGCGCTTTCCGGCGCGGGGATGCTGGACACGACCGATGTCTCGTTCTTCTTCGAGTACCTGACCGACGAAAACTCCCGCAACTGCCAGGTCGTCGTCGATGTCCCGTCGGCGGACGGCGGCGTGGTGTTCGAAGGCGCCTATCACCTGACGGACTTCAGCATCACGGGCGACCGTGGCGCCAAGCAGGAATGCTCCATCAGCCTGGCTTCGGACGGCGAAGTCACCTGCGTGGCCAACGACTGATGAGCGGCACGGGTGAAAGCTCGACGGACTTTGCCGGGGAGGAGCGGGAATTCCGCATCCGCCTCGGCGAGATCCGGCGTATCGAGCAGAGGTGTGAGACGGGCATTGGCGAGGTGCTTCGCCGCCTGGCTCGCGCCGTCCTGGTGCTGTCGAAGGTCAAAGGCCTGGAAGCACTCGCCGCCGGCGTCGACATCCACGCCGACGACGTGCGCGAGCCAATCTATCAGGGCCTGATCGGCGGCGGCATGCTGCCTGGTGACGCGACCAAACTGCTCCGCATCGAGATTGATGACCGCGGGATCCAGGGCCTGCTCGACAATACCTCGACGGCGCTCGAGGTGTTGTGGGCCTCGCGCAAGACGCCGGAGGAGCCCCCATCGGGGGAGATGCGGGCGGGGGAGAGCCCCGCGACCCCACCGAAACGACGGACTTCGAAACCCTCTACGGCCTCGGCGCGATCATCGGGCTCTCGCCCCGCGACGTCGACCAGCTGACCGAGTGGGAGCTGTCGGCGGCCGTGTCCGGATGGAAGGCCGCTAACTGCGCCGATGACGCGGCGCGCCCACCGACGCCCGAAGAGCACGACGCGCTTGTCGCCAAGTACGAGGCGCGGACGTGACACCGGCGAAGATGAAGAACCTGGAGAAGGTACTGGCGAGACTGAAGCGTTTGCCGCCGGCGATGAAGGACAATGTCGGCGCCAAGCTGGAGGCCGAGGTCAAGGACCTGGTGGCGGCGCAACGCCGTGCCGCCCCGGTCGATCCGAAGTCCAAGAACCCGGGCGCCTTCCGCGACAGCATCCACGAATATCCGAATCCCGATCGCCCCTTGAGCTTTCGCGTCATCGCCGACGCGGTGGACGAGGAGGGCAAGCCGATCGGCGGCAATATCGAGCACGGCCACCGCGCGCGGGACGGTACGCACGTCCCGGGCCAGCCCAGCTTCTACCCGACCTACCGCGCCCGCAAGAAGGGCATGAAGAGCAGAACCCTGGCCTCCGGCCGGAAGGCGCTCAAGCAACTCTACCCGAAGGAGTAGCGCATGGGCGGCAGGACCGACGCCGACATTCTGTTGCTGCAGGTCTCGGCCGACATCAGCAAGCTGCAGAAGCAGTTCGACAAGGCGGTGAACACGGTCAACTCCGGCTCCAAGAAGATGGAGGACCGGGCGACGCGGTTCGCCAAGACGTTCGGCAACGCCAACGACAACGCCGTGCAGAAGCTGTCGCGCGGGTTCGGCGCCGCCATCGGCGACAACATCCGTGATCTGTCGAAGAACGCGCTCATGGCCGGGACCATGCTGGAAGGGTTCGGCGCCGCCGGCGTCGCCGCCGCGGCGGGCATCGGGGCTCTGGTGCTGGTGCTCGGCCAGGCCAAGGCCGCCGTGGCGTTTGGCGACGCCATCGCCGACTCGGCCACCAAGGTCGGCGTCTCCACCGACACGCTGCAGGAATACCGCTACGCCATTCACCAGGTCGGCGGCGACTATGCCGACGCCGACGAGGCCCTGTCGAAGTTCACCCAGACCCTCGGCAAGGCTGAACTGGGCTTCAGCAAGAAGGCGCTGAAGCCGTTCGCGGCCTTGGGTTTCAGCAAGGACGACCTCAACAACTTCGCCTCGGCCGACGACGCCTTGAAGGCGATCCTCGATCGCCTGGCGGGGATCAAGGACGAGGAAAAGCGCCAGGGGCTGGCCGCCGCTCTGGGACTGGAGAAGTTCATCCCGCTGGCTCGCGAGGGCTCGGGCCGACTGGACGAGCTACGGGCGGCCGCGCACCGGCTCGGCTACGTGATGGACGCCGACCTGATCGCCAAGGCCGGCGAGGCCAACGACAAGCTGGAAGACCTGCAGGCGATCGCCGACGTCCAACTGAAGTCCGCCTTCGTGGACCTGGCGCCGGTGATCCTGAACGTGGCCGGCGCGATTGCCAGCGCGGCTCGTGAGGTCAACAAGATCTCGCAGGACGTCAAGGACGCGCTGCCCGTCATGCAGCGCTGGTTCTCGTTGCTGAACGGGGGCGGCAAGGGCCGCGACATCACACGCTACAACGGGCCAGCTGGCCTGTTGAACCTCACCGGCGATGCGGCGCGAAGCGCCTTGGGGGGAGCGGCCCGGGCCGGCCGTCTCCAAAGCCTCAAGACCGGCGTGAAGGACATGCTCGCCGGCGGCCAGGTCGATCGACCGGCCGACTTCGACGAGGTCTACGGCGCCAAGAAGCCGCCGGCGTTCGACCCTCTCGACCAGTCGGGCGGCGGCGGAAGCAAGCCGCGCGACACCTATGCCGCGCAAGTCGAAACAATCAACGGCCTCCTGGCCTCGGCCAACAAGGATCTGCTGCAGGCGCAGAACAACCTGACCGGCGACATCGAGGCCCGGGCTCAGAACGAGCGCGACATCGCGGCCCAGGAACTGGCCCAGGACCTCGCGCGCCTGGCCAAGGTCAAAGCCGATTTCGACAAGGACACGGGTCTCTCCGATCCGGAGCGCAAGGGGCTGAAGGCCAAGGCCGACGAGGCCATGGTCGCGGCCCGCAAGGCATCGGAAGCCAGGGTCGATCTGATCAACCGCGAGGCCGACTGGGCGGCCGAAGATCGCGCCGACGACACGCGCCAGGAAATCCGCGACGCGGAGATCCGCGGCCTTCAGCAGCAGGCCAGTCTGGCGACCACTCAAGCCGAGCGGACACGCATCGAGGCGCAAATCCTCAAGATCCAGCAGGCCGAGATGGTTCATCTGACCGGAAAGCAGATCAGCCGGCTCGAGGAGACCGGCGCTATCTCGCCCGAGGAAGGCGCTCGCCGATCGGCCGCCGCCGGCCAATCGCGCGCCGACGACCGCGAGCGGTTCAGCGTCGATCACGAAAGCCCAACCAAGAAGTACCTGCGCAGCATCCAGGATCTCGACACCGAGATGCAGAACGCCGGGGTGCAGGCTTTCGAGGGCCTGGCCGGCGGCTTGGCCGAGGCCATCGTCAATGCCGAGAGCCTGGCCGATGTCGGGGCCAGCGTCTTCAAGCAGTTCGAGATCGAGATGCTGCGCCTGCTGATCAAGGCAGGCATGAAGGAAGCCGCGACCACCTTCGGCTTTTCCGGCGGCGGCTACCTCGGCGGCTACGCGGACGGCGGGCGCCTGCTGTCCGGCCCGGGCACCGGCACCTCCGACAGTATCCTGGCCACCAATGGCAAGGGCAAGTTCGCGCGGTTCAGTGACGGCGAGTTCGTCTCGACGGCCAAGGCGACCCGCAAGCATCGCGCCCTGTTGGAGGCAATCAATTCCGGGGAAATCGACCGGTACGCCACGGGCGGAATGATTGGGAGCATGCCGGCGCTTTCGAGCCTGGGCGGCGGCCGTGGCGTCAACCAGTACGTCACCCTGGACAATCGCGGCGCGCTGATCTGGGAGGGCGAGGCCGCGAAGCTGATGGCCTATACCGACGCGAGAGCCATGGATGCCGCAACCAGCGGCGCGAATGGAGGCGCGGCTCTGTCCCGATTCCGGGTGCAGCGCGCAGCGTCGTCGAAGCTGGGTCGCTCCTGATGGCGTTCGTCTTTCCGACGTTGCCCAGGGCGGCGAGTGCTGTCCTTGGCCTGAGCGACAACGCCGGGCGCTTGAAGCCGCCGACCGGCGGACCCAGCCAGACCATTCTGAGGCCCGGCGACCGCCGCTATGCTCGCGTCACCCTTCCGACCCTCGACGCCGACTGCGCCGACGCATGGATCGCGGTGATGATCCGCCACAAGACCGAGGGCGGGTCTGTGCGCCTGACCCTGCCGTTGAAGCCGGCCGACGGCCTGCCCGCCGGGGCGCAAATCGATGGCGCGGGGCAGGCCGGTGCACTGCTGGCGATCAAGGGTCTGGGCGTCGGTCAGATCCTGAAGCCGAACCGCAATTTCAGCATCATCGTCTCTGGACGGTCCTACCTGCACAGCACCACCAGCCAGACGACCGCCGACGGGACGGGCAAGGCCATCGCGACGATCGGCCCCATGCTGCGCGTGTCACCCGGCAACGGCCTGGCCCTGAATTTCACAGCCCCGATCATCGAGGGCGAGCTGGACCTGGGGCCAGTCGAGTGGACCGTCGAGCGCCTGCGCTTCGTCGGCGTCAGCTTCACCATCACCGAGATCGAATAGACTTCATGACCCTGCCCGCCCCCATGGCCGGCCGACTGGCGCAGTCGTCGGTGCTGATGAGCTATTGCGTCGAGCTGAAACTGCCAGACGCCACCGTGCGCCTGACGGACGGCGGCTTTTACGGCTTCGACGTGGACGGCGTGACGCGGGTTTTCGCGGCCAAGGATGAAACCTATGGCGTGCTGGGCGGCGTCGGTCCGATCACCGACGGGGTCACCGGCGAGTTTCCCACGGTGGATATCGTCATCCTCTATCCGAATAACGCGGCGCTGGCCGCCTGGGCGGCTCCCGAGGTTCAGGGGTCGCTAGTCAGGCTGTGGGTTTGCACGCTTGATCCCGTCACGGGCGGCGTCGATGGCGACCCTCAGCGCTGGTTCAAGGGTCAGCTGAACGTGCCCAGCCTGAGCGTGGATGAAAACCTCCAAGCCCTGTCGATCTCGGTCAACTCCATCCTCGCTGACGCGAAGCAGGCCGACGAAGGCGTGCGCATGAACGACGGCTTCCACCAGAGGGCCTGGCCCGGCGAGAAGGGCATGGAGTATTCCAGCTCGGTCGAGCAGCCGGATTACTGGGGATCCGACACGCCCAAGGCCGTGATCGACCGCTCGGCGGCGCAGCTGCGGATGCTGCAAGGCCTGGGGGTCAATCTGTGATCGACAACCTGGTCCGCCGCCGCGACGCGGCGCAGGCGATCCTGGATCGCGCCCTTGGTCGTCCCCATAAGTGGTCGACGCTGGACTGCGGCAAGATGGCTGGCCTGCATCTGCGCAAGCTGGGCCACACGCTGGAGCTGCCAAAGGTGGGCGCCTATTCGACGCCGGCTGGGGCCGTGAAGTGGCTCAGGACCCGCGGCTTTGAAAGTCTGGAGCAGCGGCTTGACGCTCTGGGCCTGCCGCGTATCGCGCCGGCCCACGCCCTGGTCGGCGACATCCTGGCGCTGGAGAGTATCGACGCCCTGGCGGCCCTGGTGATCGTGCTTGGTCAAGGCCAGTACCTCGGCTTCCATGAAGACAGCGACGTCGCGGTGATCATCAAGCCGACCGCCTTCGCCGGATGCTGGAGCGTTCTGCCGTGAGCAAAACCGCCAGAAACATCGCCTCGCTGGCCTTCCCGATCCTGCACAAGAAGACCCTGATCGCCGCCGTTGTGACGGCGGCGGCGGTCATCTCGGGCAACCCTTACCTGATCAAGGCCGCGCTGGCCTACGACGCCTCGGTGGTCGCGGGCATGCTCGCGCCCCGGCCGCCGACCATGGCGGGCAACGAGACGCGTTGGAAGGCCGATCCCCAGGCGGGCGTGCCCTATGCCGTGGGGCGATGCGCCGTTGCCGGCGACATCCGGTTCGAGCGCTCGGCTCCGGTCAGCGGCAGCAACAAATTCAAGAACTTCGTCACCGTCTATTCCGTTGGCCCGATCGAGGGATTCGAGGAGTTCTACGCCAACAGCGTCGTCGTGCCGTTCACGGCCGACAGCGGCGAAGGCGCGTCCGGTTACTATCAGAACCGCATGTGGATGGTCCGCCAGTTGGGCGGCGCGCACGCGGCCTATCTGCATTGGACGGCCACGGGGACCAAGGACACGCCCGCGAACCATGGCGGGATGCCGGACGGTTGGACCTCGGCGCACAAGCTCTCGGGCTACGCCGCGTCGCTGTGGGGCCTGGAGTGGGACACAGCCAAGTATGCCGGCGGAGTTCCTCCGCCCAAACAGGTCGGCAAGTGGGTCAGGTGCTACGACCCGCGTAAGGACAGCACCTATCCCGGCGGCGCTGGCTCGCACCGCTACGCCAATCCCGGTGACAAGGCCGCCTACCTGGCCGCCAAGGCGACCTGGTCATGGACGGCCGATCCGTTTCTCCACGGCCTGCAGTGGGCGCTGGGAGCCTGGACCGGCGACCCGGATCTGACCGGAGAGCCGTTGGTGCAGACCCATGGCTTTGGTCTCGATATCGAGGACGTCGATGTCGCGGCGTTCGTCGAGGCCGCGAATGTGGCCTACGCGAACGGCTGGACGCTGGGCGGCCAAGTCTATTCGACCGACGACAAATGGGAAGTGCTGCGCGCCTTCCTCCAGTGCGGAGCGGGCGAGCCGATCCTGCTGGGCGACAAGCTGAGCTGCCTGGTCAATGCGCCCAAGGTCAGCGTGGCCACCCTGACGGGGGCCGATGCGGCGGGTGAGGTGAGCCTGGACGCCGCGGTGCCGTACAATGAACGGCTCAACACGATCTGGCCGTCCTGGACGGTGGAGGAGCTGGCCTGGGAGGTCACGCCGGCGGCGGCTCCCGTGCAGGTCGCGGCCTATGTCGATGTCGATAGGGGCGTGCGCTCGCGCGAGCTGCCGCTGCCGATGGTGCAAAGCGCGGTCCAGGCGGGGCAGCTCTCACGCTACCTGATCGAGGACAGCCGCGAGCTGACCAATATCGTCATTCAGGCCAAGCCGGCCTGGATGTGGCTGGAGCCCGGCCAGTGCTTCACGGCCAACGAGCCCGCCTGGGGCCTGAACGGCCAGAAGTTGTTGATCCTCAAGCGGGTGCGTGATCCGGCGACCATGAAGGTGACGCTGGTCTGCCGCACAGAGACGGACGGCAAGCACGCCTGGGCCCTGGGCCAGACCGCCACCGCGCCCGACACCCCCGCCCTGACCGGAGTCGACGCCAATATCGTGCCGCTGCCGGCGGCCGACGCCTGGGCCGTGGTGGGCGGCGAGGTTGCGGGCGCGACGGGATCGCTGCCCGGCATCGTGATCACTGGCGAGGTTGACCTCTACGACGCGGTGTCGATCGTGGTCGACTATCGCGAGGTGCTGGCCACCGTACCGGTCACCTATGGTGATTGGAAATCGGAGTCGTTTCCGGCCTCGGCCACGACTCTGGTGGTGTCGGGCGTGAAGCCGGGCGCGACCTATCAGGTGCGCGTGCGCTACATCACGGCCAAGGGTGTCGAGAACCCTGACAGCAACGTCGATCTTGGCGAGGTCGCCGTCGGTGGTGTTGATGCGGGCACCGTCCAGGGCCGCGACGTGGTCGCGAATATCGCCGAAGCCAATGCTCGGATTAACGAGGCGTTGGACAGCGTTGACGAGGCCCTTGACGATGCTGCCGCCGCGTCGAGTTCGGCGTCGGCCGCAAGCGCCGCTGCCGCCTCGGCCTTGAGTGGGCTGTCGGCGGAAGTCACTCGAGCGATCGGCGCCGAGGGATCGCTGACCGCCAGCATCGTCAGCCTGACCAGCACGGTGGGCGGCAACACCTCGGCGATCTCGGCCGAGGCCGTGACGCGGGCCGCCGCCGACAGCGCCCTGAGCGCCAGCCTCACCAGCCTGACCAGCACGGTGGGTGGCAACACC